CTGACAACTGGGATTTCATCAATAACATTTGGGAAAGATTGAATCTTGTTCGCACCGCTTGAGTCATAAACCGCCCACTCGTTGGCATCTACTCCAACAATAATCTTCTCAAATGAACCACTACCGATAGGCTCTGAAAGAAGCAAGCTATTAGGGTTTCCAAATTGGTCAAATGTAAGTGTGTCCTTCTGTTGCCACCACTTCAAGCTAGTAAGGTTTCCAAATGAATCTTGTTCGTAAGAATAAACCATATCAGGAGCGATCTCAAAAACATAAGGCACTCCACTTCTTGAGTTAATCACATCTTCAATCGTTGCATTGATTTCGGTGTCATTGTTCATCACAAGGAAAGATACACCCTTGTTTTTGGTGGTTCCTGCACCTTGCTCCATAAATGATTGAAGTGAGTTGCCTTTTCCATCTGCATTATATAAAAACACATTATACAGGTCTGTATAGGCTTGTGGAGGGTTTTCTGCTATCGTTCTAGTAGCTTCATTCTTGAAGATAGGCTTGTGGTGTGCTTGCCAAATAGGTCTGTATTGGTTAGAGAAATAGGCTTTTGACTTCCTAATGTTTAAATCGTTTTGATCTTCTCGCTTGTGAGGAACCAAATACCACCCATTGCGATAGCCACCTGTACCTAGTAAAGAGTCCTCTAAAAAGCGGTATTTATTTGCTTCTAAGGTAACATTAGTCCAGTCACCATCACGCCAAGGGTAAATATTATACCTATCGTTTGTTGTCTCTTCTGCCATCTTATAAATTCCTTAATGCCCTTGTTTATAATAAATTTAAAAAAATCTAGGATTGAAAGTTGTTACTTTTCCGCTCACCTCCCAATACATTCTCATCATCATAGCATCTGAGAAGTCAGGAGAGCGACCTAATAGCTCTTTCACCTTGTCTTTGGGTAATATGGATAGCTTTCCATCTTTATCCACATTATCACGCTTAATATATTCCAATTCTTCATTTAGCTTATCTTGGTGAGTATCATCAACTACCCAAATCTTACCCTCATTCACATAATCGGCTAACTTGAAATAACATTGACTCTTTAAATGGTTAAAGTTCTCACCACCTTTAGCCTTTGAACCATTTTTAAATTCAATTGTATTTACTAAGAATCCACTTAACCCACCGCCAACTCCATCAGCATCAAAGCAAATGTTACTATTGGGAACTCCGTATTTATTCTTAAATTCCTTAATCTTCTCTATAATGCCTAAGCCTGTGCTTTTGGACTCTGAGTAGATTTTGATTAATCTGAGACCATCCCAAACCATAAGAACAAACTTATCACTTCCCTTTGTGGCTATATCTGCGGTTATATACTTGCTTCCGCTTGTGACTTGAGTGTTCTCGTAAAGGTCTAGTATTTTATCGTATTCAATCAGCTTTGCAGGATCATCATCATAGTAAAAGTTGCCAAATAAAAGACGCTCTCTCGTTACCTTGTCGGCTTTCCTTAGATTGTCTATATAAGCTTGGGAGATATGTGGATTATCTGTTACCAAGCTCCTAACAAATGCTTTATCGCTTGACAAATTACCATCATCAAAAGGTTTTACAAAGTCCTGCATTATCCAATTTTTAGCAGGGTTGCAAGAATAGAACATCTTAGGAATAGACTCCCACCCCTCGCCTTTAAGCTCTGAAAAGCGACCTCTTAGAACATCTACCGCTTTCTTTCTAATCTCCTGAGCCTCATCAATAAAAACACCTGTAAGCTCATAAGAGCCTATTCTGTTGTATTCAGGGTCACTAGGATACCAACCAAGCTCTCTGAATTTAATCTTTGATCCTGTGGCAATATTATAAGCGTAATTAGTTTGAGCGTTGAAGGTAAAATGCTCTGCTACTCCATAGTGATTAATAACCTTGTGAAAGGTTGCTAGTGTGGTGTCTCGTAGGTCTGTGAAGTTTGCCCTTGCTATCATATAAGAGGATTTAGGCTTGTTGAAGGTTTCAAGCATTACCCATAAATTACCAAGCCAAGATTTGCCCCCTCTACTTCCCCCTCCGTATAATATTTCATTGGTGGAGTTATCCATAAGTAGCTTATAGGCTTCAATCTGCTTCTTAAATAGCTTAATCTCCTTCATCTAGGACTATCTTAAACCCTTCTATCTTACCTGTAAGCTCTACTTTATCAGCCTCGTTTAGTCCAAACATCTTTGCAATGGAATCATAAGAACCCTTAGCTACTGCTGGTGTTAAATCCTTGTGTTTCTCTATCAGCTCCATATAGCCATCAAATAGGAATTTCCTATCTACTTTGAACTCTTCTTGAGCTTCTTTCTTGAGTTCTTCTAGTCTAGTCTTTATATTAACATTAATTAACAATCTTGATGAACCTGCTTCGGCTCCTGTCTTGCTATATCCTGCGTTGATATAAGACTGCGTTGCGTTGCCTGTGTTGATATACTCTTGGCAGAATCGCTCTTGTTTTGGACTTAGTTTGTTCATAATTGAAATATAAATTTTTATTTAACTTGTTCCCAATTTAAGTTTTTAACTAGGTGATTCCAAACATCTAGGTTAATGCTCTTGTATTCATCCTCATAAACGATCCGCTTTATACCTGCATTTATGATTGCACCTAGACAAGTAGTGCAAGGTTGTAGAGTACAATAGAGAGTTGCACCTTCTTTTTCAAAGTCGGAGTTTACAATAGCATTTATTTCTGCGTGTTGTACATAATCGTGCTTGATTTCTCTTTTCCACAGGTCGCTATTCTCTTCCACTCCTTGAGGAAAGCCATTATAACCCATAGATAGCTTTTTACCACATTTGGAGAGTAGTATCGCTCCCACCTTCGTTCTAGGGTCTTTGGATAGCTTAGAAATGGTTTGAGCTAGTTCTAGCATTGTTTTGTCTATTTGGTTTTGAGTAGGCATATTAATCCTTTAGCCATAAGATAATAAGTAGAACTACTAACCACTCTGCACCACTTAAGGCAATCCCAAATATGTTAATCACCTCGTTCATTTTTCTACTCCACAAGTAATAACCCCACCTACTAAACTTAAGGCGGGCTCTAGGTCTGTCTCTGTCTCGTAATAGGTTACACCATTGAGACATATTTCGTTAATCGGTTGGCTTGGCTCTGTGGGGTTGCTACACCCCAAGAGCAATAGTAATGGTAGGTACTTCATACATAAGCCTTGATTACAAGTTCACGCAAAATATCTATTTCTTCTACTTCTTCTGTCTCTACTACTAAATCCTTTTCGTCATCTAGGTAATAGCTAGTAATCCTAAAGACGCTTTTCTCATCACAGAAGATAGCGTTTTTGTCCTCGTAAGAATCCCCCTCAATAAGTGCATAATCTTCGCACCACTTCTCTAGCTCTTCGTATAGGTAATCTGAATAGCCATCGTCCTCATAAGGTCTTTCTAAAAATCTTTGGTGATCCATTATAATGCTCCTTCATTTTGTTTAATTAGTTCGTCTAGCTTTTGAGTTAGTCTTTCCTTAAACTTATACTCTGAGCTTTTGGTTATGAAGTCTAATACTTCGTTATAAGCGGATTCTCGCCCTTGTTGGAAAGAGCGGACTGCCCTTTCCTCGTATTCTTTGCCTGTAAAGATTGGATTCTTATTCATATTGTCTCCTTTGTTGTCGTTCTCTTTAAATTATTAAATAATTTCTACTTTTGCAAGAAAAAAATCAACTTTTTTTAATTATCTCCAAAATATTTTCAATCAAATCATAATTTTCCATATTATTGATAAAAAATCTTTGCTTTTGTGTTGGCTTGATCCCATTGAGAGCTAAAAGAGTATAAAGATTTAGTCTTGGATCATCTTCTAGTTCTATTTCGTTAATTCGCCTGCCCCTCATAGAATTGAGTCTTTTTGGGAGCGTTGAGGGGCAAGCGATAAGTTTATAGCCCTTAAAGAAGGGCAACCTCCACTTTCTTTTGATAACGACAACATAAGGAGGGAGGTTAGTTTCATATAGTTCTCGTTTCTTTTAAAATATAATTATTTTGTTAAGCCAATTCCAACTATCTAGCTCCTCTTCTAATCGCTTCTAAGCTAGGAATTACCTCTAAGATAGAGTCTAACACCATAGAGGACCTTATTCCCTCTAGGTTAAATTCTACTAAGATTTGGTTATTTAGTTTTTTAATCATAAAGCTCATAATACTTCCTTTTTGTTGTCGCTATGCAAAAGCTATATATTTTTTGATAATTATCAAAGATTTATTCTAAAAAATTTGGTTTTGCTATTTCCTCGCCTGTCTCCATTAAGTAATAATACCCACAAGCCTCTATATATTCGCCAAATTCCTTCGTGCTTAGTTCTGTAGTGCTTTTACTTATTTTGACCACCTCGCCCGTCTTTGGGCTTTTTATCTCTAAAGGTAAGAAGTTAGCCCTTAACATATCGTGAGCCATCTCCTTTGTAATACCCCCTAAAGCATCGTTCCACAATTGCCTAAAAGCAGGAACTATACAAGACCAGTAGTATTTATTTTGAGCCAATGACCGCTTTAGAGGTAGCTTGTTAATCTCAACTAGCACTTCTTGACCTTCGTGTACCTGAATCAACTCTCTGAGCTTGTCGGTCATTACAATAGCACCTCTGTGGATACTTGTTTTTATCATTACATCTCCAATAAAAAGTTATATTGAGCCGTGTCACGCTCAAAGCGTTCTAGCATCAGGTTGTAATAATCCTTGTCTAGTTCACATCCCACTAGTTCAAAACCCATTTCGTGACAAGCTACTGCTATTGAACCTGAACCTAAATGCGTGTCTAAGATTTTATCGCCCTCTTTGGCGTAATTGTGGAGTAGCCATTTATAAAGGCAAACAGGTTTCTGCGTTGGGTGTATAGTGCCTCCTTCTCTCACCAAAACCAACGGGTTTTTTGTGTATTCTCTTAATGCCCTATTAAATGAAGTATAAGCCAACTCTGCATCGCTTGAACTAAAATTGCCTCTATCCTTTCTCCAAACAATCCACCCCATTGATGGCTTTAAATACTCAACCATATAATTAGCGCCCCAAATAATTTGATTTTTAGATACCCTAAAAAGCTCATCAAAATATTCTTTTTTTGGTATTGAGCTATCCCAACCCTTGAACTCGTGAGCCTTTCGCCCTCCATTTTTTCCGATTGTCTGTTTTGCACCATCATATTTTATTCCATAAGGAGGGTCTACAATCGCTAAATCAAAATAATTATCAGGATACTCAGCCATTAGCTCCATATTATCGCAATTTCGCAAGTCTATCTTATCTGTTAGTTTCATATTTTACCCCTTCAATCTCAAAATCATAGAGCCACCCAAACTGCTCTATCGTCTGCATTCGTGCTTCCATTTCGCAATCAGTTTCACAAAATATCTTACCTGTGACATTGGACGAACCATCAAAACCTTTAAAGTCAACCTCGTAGCCCACAAGTACCTTTGATTCTAAATAGTTCCTCTCTAACTTCTCTTGAGTTGATTCCGTGCGCTTCACTATGACATACCCTACAAAGGGCAACGAGATTATTGTCAGAATCATCGCCACCCCTAGAGCGAAAAACGATATGATGAACATCAACAGCCACCGCACCGCATACCTGACAAAGCTCGTGATTCTCTGCATATTTTTTAACATTTGCTAAATCCCTTTTAACTTTAACTTTTGGAAACTTCACCTAATACCGCCTCTTATTGTTTGGCTTCTGCATAAATCTTCAAGATTACCGCCATTCTTCCAATTGTTTACAATTGTATCAATTATGGAAACTACATTAATCTCTTCAATATGCCTTTTCCAATCTTGAGGATTACCAAATAGAGGATAATCGGCGCCTTTAATATCATTCCACTTAAAAAACACATCCTTCCATTCTTGGGTCGGTATCTCTGATTGATTTGGTAACATTGTGTTTTTTGATCGTTCAAGATACAATTCTCTTTGATGTTGTAGCCAATCCCTAGATTCAAGGGTTTTCACGATAAAGAAATAAGTTATTTTTCCGTGATGCTTTCTAGTTAATGGTAAAACATCTGTAAGGTCTTGAAGGACTAAGCTAGGCAATTGACTTGAAAGCTCATTCGCCATTGCCATAGATTGATTTTTTAATTTCTCTTCATCAATTTTGCTAGATAATCCCTCAATAGTCAATGTTCTAACAAGTTCTGCATAAATTACTTTCGCAAATTCTACTATCTTATTCATAACTTGTAACCTCATTCAAAAGCATATCGTCAAAGCTATCGTATGTTTCTTGGATTCTTTTCATTTGTTGCCTATAATCTTCTCGCTCAAGCTGAGCAAAAGTCTTTGTAGCGTTGGCTTGGTTATTAATGGGCTTCCAGTTCTTAAACCAATTTGCTAAAGAGTTGCCAATGCCGAAAGTATTGTTTTTTCTAAAATAGGTCATTAGCTTTGATACTTCTTGCATATCATCGGTATATGTTAATTGCTCGTAGTAGTATTTTAGGAAATCTCTCGGATATTGTTCTGTGAATCCTTTTAGCTTTTGACCTAACCATCTTTCACAAAGTTTATTGTCCTTTTTAGCTTGTTTAATAAATTCCTTTTTATCAAGGTTTTCAAAGAAGGGTTTAGAGGTTTTTAACCTCTCTTGATTATTATTATTGATTATCATTAATTGATTCTTATTATAGTTCAATTCTTGAACTAGGGAAAGTTTAGAATTTGAACTAGGCTCTAGTTTAGAATTTGAACTAGGGAAATCATCTTCTAGTTTAAAATTTGAACTAGGGGCAGAGGTCTCTTTTTTGTTCAAATTTGTTTCTAGTTGATAAATATTATTTGCCTTTAGGTTGCCTGTTTTCTTTCCCTTTTTAACAACCAAAAGACCTTCTCTTTTTAGAATATTAATAGACTTTGAGATAGTAGCTCTTGACATCTTAATACGCTCTTCAATCTGAGAGAATGTAGGATAGCAATTACCTTGACCATCCGCCCAAGTGTAAAGACCTAAATAGAGCTTTATAGCGTTTGCGTCTGTGATATAATCAAATATAAACTTGCTAACCATAGCAAAAGGTGGGCGATTAACTTTGACTTCAAACTTATTATTCATAGCAGACCTTATAAAAAATTGGGAACTTGTGCAGCAGGTCTGCTAAGAAACTACACAAGAAAGCAAATTGCTTTTATCCCATTTAAAACTTATAATTTTTAACAAAAGTTTAGCAGACCTTGTTTGGTGTAATTATAACTTATTTTTTGCTTTTTTTAAAGAGTTAAACTTCCTCATTGCATCTTCATATCGATTAAAAGTAAAGTTCCAAGATGCTGTCTTATTTGGTATTAGCAAATTACCATAAGCAAAACGCTTTTGAAAAACTAGATACTTTTGTCTGCGATATACTTCAAATTGATATATAAGTCCTGCATCGCTCTCCTGGATTCTTGTAAAAGTTATTCCATCTCTAGTAAATTTGTCCACTTGTTAAATCCTCGTTTGTCCATTGTGGTGTAAATTGTACATCTCTGCCTAGTAATTGCTCTGAGAACTCTTTTAAGCTCTCTGTGTAGCAATTCCTGCACTCTTCTGTCTGTTTTCTGACTTGTACTTCTCTACAAGTTGGGCATACGATACTCATTTTTCAAATCCTCTCCAATGTTCGTTTGGTATTTCTGAAAGGTATTTAAAACCTTTTGCGACATAAAAGTTTAACATACTTAATGGAATCCAAGTCAGCTTTGCTTTTGCAAGCGTGCAGTCCATTTCTGTAAAAAATATATGCTTTTCACCATCAAAAAAGCGAAAAACAACCGATGGATTCGCCAAGCAAAAGATTTCTATTTCCGTCATAGGTCTTAAAACTTGGCTTTCTTTTCTTGCCTTGACCTCATCAAAACAAAGTTGGCAGTCTTGATTCCTTGGTAATCCGTGATGGCATTCGCCTGTGCCTAAACTCATTTTTTATACTCCTTTAAAGCCTTGTCAATTCCATTTTTTGCCACTTCTCTAAGAAATGGTAAAAATTGTCTGTCCTTTATTCTAGGTAAAAGTTCTATGCATTTGTTAGCTAGTTTTTCCGATTCTTTCTTTTCAAAACCACTCTTAATGAAGTGTCTTTTGGTCTCGTGAAACTTATTCTTTTTAGCTTCACAAGGAAAGCAATAGCCTCCGATTTTAGGTTTTCCATTGACTTGCTCTTCTCTAAATTCTGCAATTTCTTTTAATTCTTTGCAAGATGGACAGACCTTGAGTCTATCAATTTTTTTCCAAAAATAACCATAAGCACTTTTGCCTGTGCCTTTTAATACACCGATAATAGCGGAGTGACCACCATTGACAGATTTAGCTCCATCGTTAATACTTGCGAACCTCTCAATCACATCACCTGTCTTTAAGCAGACTTTAGCAACTGATTGAACTTGTCTCATGGTTCTCTCACATAGGCAAGGTTTATCCTTGTAAACGATTCTTGTGTCATATTTATATTTGATTTTAGGCTTTGAAATTTGCTCTAATACTTGCTTAAAAAATGGTGTAAATCGCTTGTTTCTTAGTTCAAATTTAATTTGCTCACTTAGTTCTAGTGAATTAATAAACTCATTCTTTTTATCAAAAAAATCCATTATTTTCTTTTCCTTAAAAGTGAATTAGCGACTGCTTTTTTTAATCTGCTAATCTCTGTGGCTCTCATTCTTAGCTCCTGACCTTGAGATTTAATTTTTTTATCCCTTGACTCTACTCCCCTTCTAAGAGTCGCCAAAGTGGTCTTAAGCTGCTGTACTTCTCTTTTATAGCTCTTAATCTCGGCTTCGTCCACCTTCTCGCCCATTTTAAGGAGGTTATTAAGCCTTTTTTTGTCTAGCCTATAATCTTGCTCAACTGCAAGTTTTTTAGCCTTTAAATCGGCTTGTTTGACTTTAAGAGCGTTTAGCTCATCTATTAGTTTTTCGTTGCGTGTTCTGTATTCGAGATTCTCTTTTTGAATGCCCTCAACAAATTTGACTCTGTCTCTGTTTGAATCCAGCCAAAAATTGTTTAGCTGTTTTTTGAGCTTTTGGTTTTCCATAGCAAGGTCATAATTTTTAACACCTTTATCCTCTAATTGTTTTATTCTTTTCCTTAGCTTGTAGATTTCCTCTGTTGGCTCTATCTTTGGAGGTTTAGCCAAGATATGATTCGCAATCATATTGCAAACCTGCTTTAAGGTCATCAATTTAAATATTTCTTTTTCGGGTACTTTGTTTTTAATGCAAAGATTCCTAGATACTACTTGTGAGTCCATTTGATTCTCCTTTTTGTTGTCGCTTTGTTTAAATTATCAAATAATTTATAGATTTTCAAGAAAAAAAATAAAAAAGGCGAAAATTATCGCCTAAAATATTCATATATCATAACCGCCCCACTAAGGAGGCTCATTAAGGCCCCCCAAAGTAGTGCAGTCTCTTGTGGGTCACTCAACATCAGAAGTCCCTTTAATCACTTTCGGTATAAAATTTTCCCCGTATTTTCCTTTAAAATATCTCATAAACCTATGAATCCTTCCGTGGTGTTTTGGGCAATACCATATAACAGCCAATGGTTTACTATAATCAAAATGGTGTGCGTGTGCTTTAGCTCCACAAACAGAGCACCCCTGTCTTAAAACATTTCCGCTTCTTATATTGTGAGCTATTTTATTTTGAGCGTTCCACTTGTCTTCGTTATTTTTACGCCATTTATCTCTTGATGCGCCATTTCGTTTCCCTTTGTATCTATCTTTATAGTCTAATCTTCTGTATTTTTCCCTACCCCTAGCTCTTTCCTTTTCTAGCCATTCTCTATCTTCAGAATAAAGTCTTTTATGTCTATCAGAAACATCTTTCTTTGTACATTCTTTACATTTATTTAAATAGCCATTATCCGAGTTTTATAAACATAAAGCTATGGGTGATGGCTTCTCTAAATCACATTTAAAGCATTTTTTCATTATTACCTCCAATTAAAAAGGTAATAAATTTTACATTAAAAAGGTAACGAACTATCGTTATAGGGTGGAACATCACCAGCAGGCGCTTGACTTGGTGCTTGATTATTCGTTTGACCTACTTTACCTCCAAGCATTTGAAAGTTAGATACAACTACTTCGGTCTTGTAGTGCTTTTGTCCTTCCTTTTCCCAAGAGCTAGTCTTTAGCTTACCTTCAAAGTAAATGCTAGAACCTTTGCGAACATACTGCTCAAGAATCTCTGCTTGCCTGCGATAGCATACCAAATTTAGCCATTCGGTCACCTCAACTTGTTCGCCTTGCTTGTTTTTAAATCGCTCTGTAATAGCTACTGAGCAACTTGCTACCTTGTCCCCATTTGGCATTGCTCTTACTTCGGGATCACGCCCTAGATTACCTATGCCTTGAAATTTGTTTAAACTTGCCATCTATAATACTCCTAGTAATAAATTTAAATCGTTTTCTGTTCTGATTACGCAAACTTGACCTTTCCAATTCTCAAACCAAGAGACTTGTAATGCGTTTAGCTTGCCTTGTTCTGCTTTTATCTCACAAAGATAGTTAACCCCTTGATAGCCTATTATGATATCAGGAACGCCACCGCCTACTGCGTAAAGGTGTTGGACACTAGCCCCCAACCTTCTTGCGTGTTTGACTAAGCGCACCTGATTTGAATCTACTTTTTTCTTGAAACTCAAAAGACACTCTCCTGCATAGGATTTGGAATAGATTTAACCACTTGTAAACCGAAGTCTTTTGCGTGAGCTTGCCTTTTACTCCAGGTTGAGTCTCTTAATTGAGGGAACTCTTCTTTTAGCTTTCGCATAGTTCTAGTTATAGTGTCCATTTGATACTGAAAGTTGCCCTCC